CACCTTCACAGGTGTGTATAGGGTTGCCCGTCCCTACAATAAATTGTATTCGGGTCCCGTGTACTTATACATAGTACACAAAAGGCCTGGACTTGCTTTCATTAGCAAGGTTACTCATAAGTCTTCTAACCGTCTATTAAACGGATATACGATTCATCTACTTCCGTAGAATCCTCAGTAACTATATGTAGGTCAACAAGTTGACAAGGACCAGGCTTATTCCACATATCTAGTTGATGAGAAACATCTTTAAGGATGTTCTCATAAGCTTGGATTGGATCAGTCTGATTATTACCTACCCAACCGGATATAAATGAAGTACCTTCAGGTACTTTCATACACTCGAGAATCAAATCTCTGAGTTTGATGAGATCAAGCATAGCTTCATCCCATTCTTCGTCACGGTCAGGTAAGTCCATCTCCTCTCTCATTGCTTCGAGAGGGTCATCGACCAACATGTACGCATACCAGGCAGGAGACACTCTGATCAAGAGTGCCGAACCAATATATCTTATCAAAAATGATATAATAGTACGTAAAGAGGCGCTTTCCCAGACTACAATATCGTAGATGAGTCGGCGTAGCCCTCCCCCATGTCCTAGCCCAAAAGTAGCAAAGCTATTTTTGGATTCCAAGAGACTATACCGAAAACCATTGTTTTCAAAGTATAGTTTATCTTTCTGCCATTTGGTGTATATACTACTACGGTCTTCGATGTGTCGGATCATAAATGATCCAAGCACGATCTCTCGTAGATTAGTAAAATACCATGGTACTAGTAAACGTAACCATAATTCGAGGCTCTCGCCTGATGAATGGGTACTACAAGTACTTAGGCCCGTTGGTCCAAGGATCATCAATATAAATATTAGTCTTAATCTGTCCGAAGCTTTACGCTTAAGGAACGGCATTAACCCTAATATATCTCTTACGCTAGATAAGGAAAGAAAGTAACCTTTCTCCCTCATTTCCATAAGTAATGACGGTAGATATTTATAGTTTCTTACTGTAACCAAGATATTACCAGCACCAAGAGGAGTAAAATCCCCTAAAGTACTGTGTATCCATCTTTTGGCGAACTCAGCAGTAGATCCTTGATGAGATTTCACAAGGTTTACATCTACTCCGAGAACTTCCATGATTGCAAGGTAGGCTTTCGCCACCGCATCATCGGCAATAACAATGTCATCACCTAGCACTGCATAATTTGTAAAAATGCATTTACAACCACTTCTCTGAGCCGCTATCTGAACTATCAAATGGTGGGTAAGAGCTAACATCCCAAATGAGCTATAACAGCCCATTGGTTGTCCTACAGAATATCTAATTGGTGAATCATCTAAGTACCAAGGTCTATCAAGGATAGCCCGCCACAAATCACCTCTAACACCTAAAGTGTTGAGAATTTGGACTTGCAATTGAACAGGTAACCTGTCAGTTGCTGCACTTAGATCAAAAGAGTAAAGCACGTGCGACGCACGATTTAAATCGAGAAGTCGTCGTAATGGTTTCACCTGGTTAAAGGTTCCGTCCATCGGCAGTTTTCTTAAAACTGCAGCTATAGAATTATGGAGAGGATGAAACACAACTTGTGTCCACCAATCTGTAATAGCTATAATACGAATCTTTCCTCGTGCCTCGTTTAGTTTAACTAAACGTCCTAAATATTTTGGGAAACTCTCCGAAATTACCATGATAGGTAAAAGGGCCATTCCAAGTAGTATCAATCCGAAATGCCAAAGGACAGTCGTATAGTATCTATTAGATAAGCAATATCTTACCCAGTTATACCACACTCGTGGATAACGGATATAGGCTATTGCATCCAATGGAGCACCATACGTGGCTTTTGCGTAATTAGGTCCAGCAGACTCTGAAATTGTTAAAAGATCAGGTTGCTGTAATCTAAGTGATTTCAACCCTAATGAGTGCACTGCAAGATCTATCTCATATTGAGGTAGAGTACAGCTGATCCCTTTAAAAGGATCGGTTATAGTACCCAGTTTTAATACTGGTCTAGCACCCATTACTCGGTAGATTGATAGAACTGTTAATACAGCTC